TCATCCCATTCTCGTAGGCGAAGTCCATATGTTCGCCAGGCATCCCCAGCCCGTCAAACGGTGAGAGTCCAGAGTGAGCATGTAATCCCACGAATGGGATCTTGCTTTCAATTCGGTTAGTCATCGACTACCTTTCTATCTTAGTGCAGATATATTATAGACCAGTTTTGAGATTATTCAAGTTAAAAAGTGAGTGAATAACCAACAATTCACTCGACCACCTACCGTAGTAGGGAAACACCATTACAGTATATAGTGTAGCTATGAAAGAGGAGAAACATAACCAGACCCGTGGGCGACCTCATGCTCTATGTCATTAATATAAGCTGGTAGCTCAGGGGATACTTTTTTATCCAAAAGGTTAGCTAACAATGTCCTATAGCCTTGAATATTTTCTTCGTTATGAATAGAATACTTAAGCAAAACATCTTGGCATGTTTGGTCATACTCTTCTAGGTCGTCTCTCTCTTCGTGCAACAAAGCACGCCCAAGTTGTTTTGTAGCAGAAGTTATGTTAGCGCCGGGATAATAATACCCTAACTCAGGCATAAACTCAGAATTATGCACGATAGGTAAACGGAGATGGGCACCTTCTAATAGAGTATAATTGAGACCATTGAAGAAGTGATGATGAAACATCACGCTGCCCTCCTCAACAATGTCTTGGAAAGATGCTCGGTGCAAGAAAAGAGCACGGTGCTCAGAGAGGAGGTCAGAGGTTCGGGCAACATAGTTGGCTAGTTTACCGTTCTGGTCAAAATGGTCTTTAGAATTATATAGCCTCAAGTAAACAAACGAACCCGGCGAAATCTTCTCTAGCCTAGCCGCCGTTTGGTAAGCAAAGAGAGTAGTCTTTGAAATACTAATATTTGGCTCTAAGCAGAAGATACTCTTATTGCGTGGACTATTCGAGAGGAAGTTGGGAGAGTGGTGCTGATACTTGGAGTGCGAATTAAACTTTAAGTCCATAAGCTCCGAGTCCCAAATGTATGGACAGGTATATGAACGACCCGAAGAGAACCTATGCTGAATATAATCTCTTTGCCAGGTATAATGTGGAGACACCCATACTGCGTCTGGTTTGAGATCTTCCCTCAGTGGATCATCTATAGCTCTTGGTTTTCTACTTTTGCCCTCTAGGTGTCCGAAGACCATGAACTCTTGATCCGATATATATCTATTTCCGTATGTGATTGATGCAATTTTGACGCCCTTGCTTCGGAATAGTTCAAGATCCTGCGGAGGAGGGGTAACGCTCACGAGCAGCAACGCATCCAAATGGTATTTATTGACGAAGAGAGCCAAGTTGTGAGCCGTTTCGCCGAAGATGTCAATGCTTGTAGGTGGCTCTTTCAGTGACAGAGGATGAAAAACGAGAAGTGGAGTGACTCCGACCATGTTCTGGAAAAGTCTATAGAGGTAGAAAGCGTTTTGATGCAAGCCGTTACCAAAGTACCCTTGTGAGTTTGGGCTTACGGCTATTCCTACAATTATTTCTCTCTTCTCCGTCATTGCACGACTCTCCTCGTTATTGTAATACTTTTTTATTCTTCTTTTGCTTCCGTAGGTTCTGGCATACCGTAGTGCTGCTGCTCCCCATCCTCAAAAGTAATGATCGTTCCATTCTTAGGATGAGGCTTGATGTGAACTTTTACAAAGTCAGAAAAAGAATCGAAGATAGCGATCGAGCCACGGGGTCTAGGCCACAGCCAATGAACAACTGCCTGACCCGTAGCCAACTCAATCCCCTCAATAACAATTCCCTCGCCGCTTACTCCCGACTCATCGGAGCGCCGGCAAACTGTAAAGGTCCTGATACCCTGAGGAGTAAGATGGGCTGGGGGTTTTGGCTTTAGTGCCTCAAGTTCTGCCTGTCCCTCTGTTGGGTCAGCGTCTTCACGAATTTCTTCAGACATGTTATGGTCTCCTAAAAGAATCTGCGACAGCTATAAAGCGGTGTCGATCAATTGGCTGAAGTTCATCTGCCCTATATAACTCTTTTTGCCAAAAGCTTCGAGCCCCAAGTTCCTCAACCCACCACATGGCAGAGTCGTAAGTATCATCCTTTATCCACTCTACATGAAACTGTGTCCAGCCTTGGTCGTCTTTAAGTTTATCTCGGATAATTCCAAATCGAATTATTCCGTGGTAAGTATTAGCCACTGGTGATCCTATAGACATTTTATGCATTTTAACAATCCTGGTGGCGGCGCAGGATAACATCCACTTCGCCGTACTTTTCAACAAAGCCGGGGCTAACATACTGAGGGTCGAAGTCGTACTTCTCATACTCTTCAAATCCCAGCTTACTATAGAGGTTATTCAAAGCAGGGGTTGCAAAATGATCAAGAAAGCATCCACCATTTTCAACTGCTGATTTAACAAGGGCTTGACCAATACCACCAACACCATCCTCGTTATTGTGGACAGCGACGATCTCCTGGTGGCGTCCTTTGATCTCTTTGATTGCAAACCCGATATTCATGTCCTTGAGTTTATATAATTTCATTCCTGCGAGGTCCGAAGGGCTATAGCCTGTTGTCATTTCAGGGTGCTTGTTGACACAGGATTCTTCTTCTGTCTTACAAGTTAGCGATTCATAAAAAGACTTAGGAGCCTGGGTTTCCCAATCATTTGCGGTAATCTTTTCTAGCGCATCTTGCGATTTTACTGCATCTCCCTCGTTGAGACTGAAAAGTCTCTCGGTCAAAGAGTGGCTGTACTCACGGGTGCGATACAAAGAAGAGTCGGCGGAGTATTTATTCCATTTTTCTAATAAATCTTTCATAATATTTTATTCGCAGCAAACCAAATGATTCTCGACAATGAAATTATATTCTTCTGTGCCAGCTTTGACTGTTTCAAGTCCGAAGGTAGTAAATATAACTTTTTTACCCTTCAGGTCAGTAATACAGTCTGCTGCACAATCGAGAACCTTTCCAATGGTAAACTCGTTTGGTGCCTTCTTTTCTTGGGGCACAAAAAAAGCGCCGCTGCTCTCCTCCTCTTGGTTTAATACTTCAATAAGTAGTCTACGATTCAATGGTTTCATCCTGAGTTCCTTTCGTTATCATATAATACTATAAATTTCACGACTGGTTAAGTCTAGCTGATCTCACAAGCGCCACCAGCGCAAGCAAGCTCTCCTTTGAGGTCTGTGTTGTCATCTTCTTCCACAATTTTAGCAAGATCAACTCCTTGAAGACTAGCCATCATAGCATCAAATGTTTCTTTTGAACAATCTTCAAAAGGAGCTTGGCGATAACTGCCACCGTCAAAAGGAAGTACGGAGAGACCGTTGTAATGTTGACGGTTATCCCACATCCATTCCCCTGCGTCAGTCCACTCGTTCTCATGGAGAGAGATAGTAGCCGACACATTGTGTCCATTCTGACCTGAGCGTTTGCCTGGGCTGACCCACTCTTTTGTAATCTTTTTCACCCGCCGCAAAAGCTGGAAAGCAGACTCATCACGGAGAATGGCACCATCTGGAGCTTTTTGAGGAACTGAAATGACAGCCGTATCATGTGGTCGGAAATACTCGTCCTCCACTAGCTCAGGATGGTGAACAGCAAGGTGCCAATAAATTGGCTCATTTTTGCCAACTCTGATTCGGCGGATATAATATTTGTTATGCCAAGCGTGAATACCACTAGAGGTTCCCAGGGTCAGGCTTGTAGTTCCTGCTGGCTTTACACAAGTAGTACGGGCTGCCTTGTTGATGCCAACTGATTGAGCAACACGAGCATTTTCTTCTTTGACCGTATTAGCAGCAGCCGTCAAGTCAATGTCATCTTGTAGAACTCGACCAGAGGCGATACCTGTCATAGATACGCCGATGAGGGCATCCTTTTCCGTGGTCCGTTGCCAGACCGGACGGAGATAGTGAAAATCTGTGTAGCCTGCCTGAAGGGTGCCGATAAAAGCAGCCGCACGCACACGATCCTCAAGGTCTTGTTGGTCATTGATGTTACTAACATTGACTTCCGTAAGGTTGCAGAACTGAAACGGTCTTAGCCCAATTTCACAACAAGGGTTGGTTCCCCAGTCCTTGTCGTTGGACAGGTAGATGCCAGGCTCCCCTGCGTTAGATGCCTCTACTCGTTTCCATAAGTCCAAGAAGAATTCTTTTGTTATTCTGTGTCGCAAAAGTACAGCAGAGTTGTTGGCTCGACCACGCTGTGGGTTGGTCTCCCACCAGTTGCCTGCTTTACAAGAGATCATTTCGTTATCACTTGCCGAAAATAAAGAGATAAGAGCAGCTCGACGAATGCCACCAGCAAGTACTGCATCGGCAATGTGGCACACTATGTCATGAACCTCGATAGCAGAGAGCTTATCCCCATCGGCTCGCTCCGACAAGATGCCCTCCACCTTTACCAAGCACTCTTTGAGTGGCTGTGGTCCTGGGGCTTTGCCGCCAGAAGTTACAAGGCGAGCACCTTTAGGGCGAATATCACTAAAATCAAATCGTAACTTTGAGCCACCAAAGAAGTAGCTGCGGATAAGATATTTGACTGCATCAGCCCATCCCTCAATACTATCATTTATTAAATATCTCCGAGTTCTTTCTGGGTTTGGTTTGTGAATTTCTGGGAGTTCATCAACATGATGCTGCTGGACAGAGTAGCCGACGCCGGTTCCGCCAAGCAACAAAAACATAATCTCGCCGAAGACTCGCCAATCATCTACGGGAGCATAGGCACAGTTGAACACACGATTGGGTGAGATCTCAATTGGCTTGCCTGCAAACTGCATGGAGCGCATTGAAGGCAACACCTTCTTGTCATAGACGAACTGGTAGTTGTCCTTGATCTCTTGCTTAAGGTTGGGGTATTTCTTCATGTGCATTTGCATGTTGCGTGCCACGAGTTCGTCCCAAGTTTCACGACGGCTCTTCTCTGGCAAGTATCGAGCGTATTTCATATAAACTGTGATATCTGATAAGATATTCTTTGATAGATCGTTGTGATTCATGATGCCTTCACTCCTTGTTCTTGTTGGTCTGCGGCTTGAGCCTTATCTTTTCTTTCTTGTTTGAACTTTTTATATTTCTGCCGCAAGAGTTCATCTTGCTCTTGTTTTGTCTTGACGACTACTGCGTCAATTGAGGAATCTTCATCCGGAGGCAGGACCCGAAGATGGACTTTCGCTGTATCAATCTCCATTGGGTAGACAATGCCGTCAACACCGTTACGGTTTTTGGCTACAAACATACGACCTTTGTTTTCTGTCTTGTCCTCAACCGTACGGGAGATGGAACAGATAAAGTCAGCCACAAAGCACTTGCTAAATGCTTCACTGATAGCTTCCATTGTGATGACCTCGGCGTTCAATCCGCTGCGGTTTGTCTGGGATGCTGTCCATACCGGGATGTCCCATACTTGACCGATGGCTCGCAACTCTTCATAAGTATTGCCGAGGCTGTGGCGGAGTTCCTGGGTCTTGAACCCAGATGCTGTTGGTTTTAAAAGGTCAGCATAGTCCACGATAATCATATCGGGGTTGACTCCCTTTTGTTTTAGTTTCTCTAGGTGCATAGAAATTGTGCGAGTAGATGCCGATTTGGTTGGATACTCTTTAATGATGAGTTGCCCAGGGATGTGGTCGATGATGCCTATAATCGATTCCTTCATGGACATCAAGTTCTTTAACTCAATGCCCGTGATGCAGGAATCATAGCGTTGCCCGACTACGGTATCAGCCAATTCTAGTGTATAGTGAACCACAGTTTTGCCCTTGATCACAGCCATTGCGCCGAGGTGGGCAAGAGCCATAGACTTACCGGCACCAGTCGGAGCGACTACTACACCAAGCTCTCGCTTGCCAAGACCGCCTTTAGTAATGCTATCAATCTCATCCCAATGCGTAGAGACTGGGTTTCTCATTTGCAATTCAAATCGATCAAGAATATCTTTATGATAGTCATGACCATGGTCATTGTCTGCCCCCAGGTTCATAGCGTCGTTGATGACTTTTTGAATCTGTTCAAAACTTTGACTCTGTAGTAAGCCTACAGATTTTAGAATTGCCTCCTTAAGCTTCTGCTTCTTACAGAAATCTAAGGACTTTTCCTTAACATATTCAGAATCCTCATCACTAATAGCATTACTTTTAATCCGAGCCAAGAAATCAATAACCTGCTTGATGACGCCATCAGAATAGTCTTCAGTCTGGGTGCGGATCACAGATACCATGGCTTCATAGGTGGGGTGAGGGTAGTCTTCCTTGTGACGGAACAGCAAATCAACAAATACTTTAAGATATTTAAGCTCCAGATAAGAAGTGTCTAGGACCTCCTCCATCTGGTTGGCAAAATGACGGTCAAATAGGACGAGCTTTACAAGCTTCTCCTGGAAAGACTTTCCAAATTTACTAAAAGTTTCAAATTCTCGTTCTGTCATCTATCCGCCTCTTACCTACTATAACTTAAAAGATGAAAATGTGAAGGTCTAGGCGCACTATTTTTTATGAGAGCGCAGGACTAACATTAATTCATCAATATTGAGAGTACCAATACCATCCTTGAGGAGCATTGTTCTAATTTGAGTGCGATCCAGATTGACTCCATCATTCTGTATTGCGTACTTCAGCTTTTGAACTCCTTGAGTAGAAATGGTAGAGGTATATAGCTGCATGATTTCGTAATTTGAGGCAATAATTTCTTTGCTATCTAGAACATTTTGATAAGCCTTGATTTTAGAACTATTATTTTTTGCGTGCTGCAAGATATCATTAAGACCATAGTCCTTATTTTCTGAAAGGAATGTAAATCTTTTGGCTACAGTCGCTAGACCAAGACCCTTGACTCCGACTAGGTTATCTGATTTGTCCCCTACAATCGCTCGTGCCCAAGCAAAGTTTCGAGGGTGAATACTGTACTCTTCTAAGATCCGATCTCGGTTGAGTATCTCCTCGTTCTTTCCTGGGCGTAGCAGAAGGGTGTCTTCGTCGCAAAGCTGCATGAAGTCACGGTCTGATGAGATAATCAACTTTTGCCAATCCTTGTATTCATTACAGTGGCACAACCATGCAATCACATCATCCGCCTCTACATTCTCTACAGACAGTTGCAGGATAGGAAGCTGCTCCAGATACTCGGTTAGTCGAATGATCTGTTCATACTTATTTTCTTTTTCCTCTTCAGGGGAATTAAATTCGTACTCTCGGTTGAGCTTGGGCGCTTTACGACCAACTTTGTAATTCTTGTTTTTTTCCCTGCGAGCCTGGGATCCTCCGGGACCTTCCCAAGCAACAACTACTCGGTCAGGCTTTGAGCGTCGCACTTCCTTTTGAAGCGAGCGCAGAAAACCAGTTAGCCCGCCAATTGGTCTCCCGTTTGAATCTAGTTGAGGAGACATAACATAGTTTCTAATAAACATGTTCTGTCCGTCGATGATAAGTAATCGCTTCATTTCTCTTCTCCGTCAAACTCTAACATACCAGTTCCATAGTCAGTCGTAAATATTGCCTTCTTGAGACCATATTTGTTGATAAGACCCTGGCACATCTTGCAGGGACACGACATCCCTGTTTTTTGATTTCTGCCTTTGCGAGCCACATAAATGGTCGCACCTTTTAGATGTTGTTTATTCTTTACTCTAGAAATTGCGTCCATTTCAGCATGGATAGTCCGAGTGAAGATTTCTCCGTCTTCATCAATGCCCACAGCATCAGGGTGGGTCTTATCTCGGTTTCTACCTACTGAAAGGACACGCCCTGCTTTTACAACAATAGCAGCGTGGCGATGCTGAATGTCTTGGCTGTACTCTTCCCCGTCGATGCGTCGAAGCGCCAGTTTGAGAAACTTGTTACTGATCTCATTCGTCGGGTCGGATTCCATACTCGTTGCATTCCCTACTTCTTCCCTATTCTATACTCATCTTCTAGAATGTCAAGAACTTTTTTCTTAAACTTCTTATCCTCTAACAGAGATAAGAACTCTTTGGCTTGGAACTTTTTATCTTCGCCGTCAACATTGATAGTATACCAAGCGCCGCTGCGAACGCAGCCAGGCGTGCCAGTGATAGCAGTAAGCCAGGAACCTTCGTCATCAACGCCAACACGGTCGTTAGCAAGGTCAAATAATACATCGAACTGACAACTCCTTGGTGCTGGTCCAAAGCGAGACTTCATTGTCTTCGCACTGGTATGGAAACCAATAACCTGCTTTTTCTCGTTTAGAATTTGACCGTTGGCTTTTCCCTTGTGTTGGGTCAACCAAATACGAGTCGAAGCGTGGTAGGGCAAAGCCTTTCCACCTGGCTCGACTCGGTTGTCCCCGAACATAACACCAATGTTAGTCTTCAACTGGTTAGTGAAAACCACAGCGATCTGCTCTTTGCCTAGAGCCTCAGTCACTTTCCGCATACCTTTAGCTAGCGCCTTGGCTGTCAGACCGATACGACTGTTGGGGTCATAGTCGCCCTCAACTTCAGCCTTTACAGGTGTGCCAGCGACGCTATCCCAAACGATACAAACTAATCGGTCGGGAGCCTTTTCCCTGATAAGACCGATAAGCCTCTCAATGTTCTCGAACACTTCCTCAATGGTCCCAGGCTGTACATAGATAAAGTTATTCTTTGTATCAAGACCTAGTTGCCCCATGAAGTCGGGGGAGGCTGCATTTTCAGTGTCGATATAGACCGCCAAGCCTCCCATCTTTTGAGTGTTCGCTAGGATCTGGGTGACGATCAAACTCTTACCACTAGCAGATTCACCTGCAATAGTTGTAAGCTTGCCCACAGGAATCCCGCCATCACGACGATTAGAGATAATATAATTCAAAAGCGTTGAACCTGTTGAGATCCAAGTCTTTACATCTGTTGGGTTTTCCCCATGCAGATCATATGCAATGTTTTCTTTTGCTGCCTTGTTTAACTCGCTGCGCAAGTCGGCGACGAGGGAATTTGATCTTTGTCTACTCATTTTATCTCCAAAAGGAAAGGCATCTGTAACCCCATGCCTTCCTGCGGGTGGCGGTCAACTATGCCAATAGTTCATTGAAAGCAGTATCAATATCAGATACACCCTTGAGGGCAGATTCTGGATTATCTACTTTTTGATCAGCATCACTGTTACTGTAGTGAGTCGTGCCGTCACTGTCGTCAGTGGTATTATCGCCAAGGGTGGCACTAAGCACACGCTCACACTCCTCATAAGAGGTGACCTCGAACACATCAGCAGCCAGAGTGATGTTATTTAGCATCGTACTAACTTCTTCATCTGTATTCGCAAGTTTACTGGTGCGGCGCATTGGGCGTACATCAGTCGTTGGGAATGATTGACCCTGCTTTTTCCCGTAGTCAATGCGAATATCAGTGCCAGTTTCAGTGTCAGTGATGTCACCGTACTCGGGATCAAGTACTACATCAAGTAGTGCTTGGTAGGTGGTGCGGGAAAAGCCCCACCAGCGAACGCCTTT